ATCGCGCGGCAGCAGCGCCCGAGTCCGGCTGTTCGACACCATCTCGAACGTAGCGACCTGTGACGCCTGCTCCTGTGCGGCCTGACGACGCTCGGCACCGCGTCCATAGATCACGCGCGCCCATTCCGTGCCGAGAGGTGCCCAGGTCTGGACTTCCTCGCCGTAGTCGTCCTGCGTTGCCGTGTAGCTTTGCAGGGTGATGAGCTGGTCCCTACGCCCGGCAGTCATCGGACGGTCGGCATCCTGAAGGGTCCGGCCAGCGCCTCAACCGCAAGCGGCACTTCGCTGAATGAACCTTCAGCCACGCCCTCGCGGTTCTGGTAGAAGTGACCGATCAGGAGCAATTGCGCCTGCACCAGTTCCTCTGGCACTTCGTATTGGTCGAACCCGGCAACGTAGGTCGCGGTAATCGGGGTGTATTCGCCCGCAACCGGCCAGCCACCCTCGGGCGGATAGATTTTCCCGTCACGAACTCGGGCGCCAGTCACCGTTTGGTTGTCGCCAGCGCTATCGACGTAGGCGATCGAAGTCAGTTCGAAGAGCGGGCCGCGCGAAAGCTCGAGATAGTCACCGAACTGGTTGAACGTGTCGACCACGGTGCCCTGCACCAGCATCAGGCCGGTGTAGCGCTCGACCCACGATTGGGCGCTCGCGATGTATTGCTCGAGCAGCGTGTCTTCGGAGTTGTGGGTCACCCGGCACTGGGCCTTGGCGAGAGCGAGGTCGATCATCGCACTATCGGCTCCATTCTCTGCGACAGGTCCAGTTCCAGCATCCGCCCGAACACAGGCTCGTCATCGGTCAGGTAACAGCCCGCGAGGGGCCAGAACGTCAGCTCCCCGAACCACGCCTGGTTGCGGCTCCAGTAGAGGTCCACCCGAACGTATCGCCACGGCTTGGCCAGCTTCTCCGCCAGCGCCGTCAGTTCCTTCCACGCCATGTCCCCCGGATACCCGCCCTCGGGAACGTGGCGCATGTTCTGATCCATGTGCAGCGGCAGGTGCTTGCCGTCCGGCGACAGGATCGTCTCTCTCGGACCTTCCTCGCTGTAGCGTTCCGCGATCACCTGCACCCAGCGGATGCGGCCATGCGAGCAGTGGAACTTGTAGTCGGTTATCCCCCGATCGAGCAGCATCTCGGTCATGACCCGGGGCTTCACGAACTGATACGCCCATTCGCCCTTCTCGACGCCGTAGGGCTTGGCCAGCGCGTCTTCCATGGAGACGATCGCCTCAACCTGCTCCCGTGCCGTCTCGACTATCCTGACCGACCCGCAATCGTGGGTGCACTTGACTACCCGCGGCTTCCACTTGCGCGAGAACCCCAGTCTTGCCGGGACGAGATGGGCCTTCGGGATCGTGTCTCTGACGGCCCATTTGTCGCAGGCCCTGATATGCTCCCGGCGCTGGTCGTGGATCTTGAGCCACTGAATGAGGTCGTTGAAGCCCTTCGGGTTATCGAGGTTCGGCTCCCGCCCGATCCGCTCCAGACACAGCGCGTCGACCGTCTCGCGCAGGGTCACGAGCTCTTGTAGTCCTTTCCGTCGCGCCCGCGCTTGACCGCCAGCGTCCACCCGCTCTCGGGCTCGTCGGGCTTCTTCCCCCTGTCCTCGTCGCAATGCCAGAGATGGCCGCCCCAGGTGGCAAGGTCGCCGCGGGCGTATTTCTCGCCGATCTGGTACCGGCCGCGGTAAATCGGCACCGGGAACTCCAACTCGAAGGAGTGCATGACCTCGCCGTAAACAAAGCCCATCTTGATCGTGCGCTCGTCCATCGGCACGACCTCGAAATCGTCCAGCGTGAACGTCTTGCCGGGCTCGCCGTCCCTGCCGTCGGCTCCTTTGACCACGCCCAGCGCCTTCGTCGTGCCGTCCGTCATCGTCAGCACAAGCCGACCGTCGGCGTCGATCAGCGCATCGGCCAGGCCAACGCCGTCCCTGCCGTCCTTCCCGTCCCTGCCGTCGGCGCCTTTCTCGCCAACCGGACCTTGCGGACCTTCGGGGCCGGGCTCGCCCTTCTCGGCGGGTGGGAGAGCGGCAACGGCTTCCTCGACCAGCGCCTTGACGGCATCCATGTCGACCTCGCCGGGCTCGCCTTTTTCCCCGCGCTCGCCGGGGTCGCCCTTGTCACCCTTGTCGCCCTTCTCGGGCGCCGGAACCTCGCGCTGTTCGAGGGCGTCGATCCGCGCAAGCAGGGGCGCAGTCGCTTCCTTCACGGCGTCGGCGATGACTTCGGCGATGTCCGCAAGCTCAAGCATTCGCGCGATCCCTCACCATCTGGCGCAGCGCCGCCTTTTCCACCGCTCGCTGTTGCGCTCGCTCGGCTTCGGTCGGCTCGTCGTCGTTCGCCGGCGGCGCGGGTGGTGTTGCCCCCGCCTCTGCCTGCTCGATCAGCAGCCTGTCGCGCGCGGCGATTGCCTCAATGCTGTGGTCCTGCTGCTGAAGGTAGACGGTATTGCCGCCTGTGATCGGCTTTGCGTCGAGTTTGCGGCGGCGCTCATCCAGCGTGAGGACCGACTTCGACTTTTCGAGCACTTCCATCTGTGTCGCCGCGTCCATCCGCAGCAGGTTGTCGAGGTCGAACTCGGTGCCGAGTTTCTCGCCGGTGCCGAGCCCTTCGTCCAGCAGCGCCTCGATGTCCTCGATGTGCTTCTGAAGACACTGGGTGTAATACCGAAGAGTCCGTTCCTGCACACCGCCAGCGGCAGGCTCCTGGCCTACCCCGATCATGAACGGCGGGACGTGGAACGTCGAGCAGACCACTTCTGCGGTCCATTTGAGCTGCTCAATGAGCTGGGCATCGACCGGGTTCACGGTCAGCCCGTGATATTGCATCCCGTCGCCGAGCACCGCCACCTTGCCCGCGTTCTTGCCGGCGAAGTTCGTGTCCCAATATTCCTTCAGGCGTTCGGCGCTGTCCCTGTCGATCCGGCCCGGTGCGATCAGCAGGCCGCCGGGGCGCGAGGCGTTACCGAACAGGTTGGCGCTGTTGTTCTGGATATTCAGCGCCTGCGTCGCCGCAAGCCCGCTCGCGTAGATCGGCGAGATGCCGACCAGCGGGTGAAACAGGCAGTTGAAGCGATCGTGGATGATCTCGCTCGCCGGAACGAGAAGGACTTCTTCCTTCAGCCCGGCGAGGTTGTCGGACTTGAGCTCATAGTAGACCGTGCCGTCCTCCGCCACCATCGGGCGGACGCGGTTCGGGTCGAGCACATAGAGCGCCGTGACCACCTTGCGGTTGTCGCGCTGCTTCAGGACGTAGGCATTGCCATTGGAGAGCTTCGACAGCATCCAGTTCTCGAAGAACTGGATCCGGGTCTGGTAGCGGTTCGGCTTCCTGAGCACCGGCGAGTAGGCAGGGTTCTGCGTCTCGGTCCAGATGCCGTTGTCGAGCGCGACCAGCTTGACCCGGTTCTTCGCCACGTCGCCCGCGATCAGCGTCATGCAGGCGAAAACCGCGCTGTAGGACAGCACCGCCTGCTGGTCGATAACCACGTTGCGCTGCCACGCTCCGGCAAAGCTCTCGAAAACGGGGTGCCATCCGCCGTTACGCGGCGACACCGGCTGCGGCGCGGCCTTGGCGATCTCGTAGCCGAAGATTCGCATCAAGCGGCCTCCTTCACTTCGGCGACATAGTGCTCGCGGACCCAGCGATCGAGCGGGCGGTAGCGGCTCACGGTCCAGGGCTTGATCGCCCCGGGAAAGAACATCACCCGGCAATCCGCCGGGCCGTGCGAGTATCGGCCGGAATACCACATGGCCCCGTCGTCCTCGGACCACACCGCCTCGCCCCAGCCGAGACAAAAGGCGATCCACGCCTGGTCCGACCCGATGAAGTGCTTGCCCGCCAGAACCGCGCGATCCGGGGTGAACTCGGTGTAGACCTGCGGCCGCGCGCCCGCCGTCATCAGCAGCATCGAACCGTTGTAAGGGCGCCGCCGCGGGTCGGTGCCGATCATCATCTTGAAGTCGTCCGGCACGTCGAACAGCGGGTCCAGCGGGCCGGTGATGACGCAATCCAGATCCATGCAGACGAACCGCTCGCCGAACTTCTTGCCCGCGTCGGGAGAGAACATCGCTAGCCGGCGCAGGCATTGCGGCTTTCTCGGGCCCCAGGTCGGGATGGTGACGTGCGCGAAATCCTCGGGCGGGCGAATGATGCGAACCGAAGGGTCGATGCCCTCGGGGTGGTCGGTGACGCAGCAAATCTCATGCGGCATGGCGAGGTGTCGCCGGACCATCGCCGCCCAGACGTTGACGTTCTCCGGGCCGTAGGATGCGCGTCCGCCGGGCTGCGACCACAGCCAAGTCAACACTCGCAGCTTACCCATCAGGCCGCCTTCCGCTGGTAAGCCGCGAAGCAATCGAACAGCGGGCGGTAGCGGATGACGAAATCCGGCCGAACCTTCCGCAGATACTCCCACTTGCGCTCGACGATGCGGTCACGAAGCGCGAACACATCCGAGATCACGTCGCACGCCGCCGTCATGTGGCCCGTGTCGGCGAGGAACATCGCGTGACCGCAGCGGAAAGCCGGGCGCTTTTCTGCCGGGACCATCGGCAGCCAGTATTCGTAAGCCTCGGCGATCTCGCTCGGATGCCAGCGTCCCAGCGCCTCGCGCGTGACCCGCGACGCCTCCCAGACCGACTTGACCCGGAACACAAGCGTCGAGCCGGGAACGACCGCTTCGACGAACTCGAAATGCTCCCGCAACCGATACAGGCTGGCCGGAATTTCGTAGCTCGGGAAGTGGCAGAAATCCTGCCACGCCGTCATCGTCCCTTCGCGCATCCCCCTGCGGAAATTGGTCAGCACCGCCGAGATGACCGGCAGCCGCTTCGGTGCATCGAACACGATCAGGCCGATCGGATCGTTGCCCCACTTGGCGCTCTCGATCTGCCCCCGATGAACGATGACGTGCTCGAGCAGCGGCCCCATGTTGGCGCGGAAGTGCTCGAAGGCATCGACCAGTGGGACTTCGGGAGCGCCCTGCTTCTCGTAGAACTCGCGGACCTTGCGCTTGTGGCCCTTCTTCGCCTCGAACTTGTCGTAGGTGTGCGCCGGCTCTGCCCCCTTGTCCCGGACAGCCGCGGCGATGTAGGCCGTCGAAGCCCCCAGCCATGAACCGAACTCGATAACCGCGCCCTCGGCATCTTTGGCAAGGCGGTAGTAGCACTCGCGCTCAGCCTGACTGGTCATCGCCGGAATGGCGGGAACGCCGGTCACGGGGTCCACCTGCATCTAACACTCCTTGACCCACGCGCGAAAGAGTATAAATTCCACTTTATGACTGATAATCTCGTTTCGCCGGAACGCGCAAAGGTCCTCTTGGAAGAGGCGATTTGGGCGGCGCACGATCTTTACGAACGCCGGCTTGCCGAGTTTGCGAACGCTTCCGCGAGGGTCAGCGACAAGAAGGCTTCAGACCCTCATTACAGAGCGGCGCTGGCATATCACATTTGGCGTAGCGGCAAGACCTACAAAGAGGTTGGGGCTGAACTGGGCTGTAGTGGAGCCCGCGCACGGCAACTCGTTCAACTCTTTCTTCGCAAGAAGGCGATGAGCGAGGCACTTCCAGAGTCTAACGAACTGTCCGTTCGCGCCTTGAATGCACTGGAACTGGCGGGGCTTAGCCCATCAGATCACGTCAGCATAATGCAGTTTGGCGCATCAAAATTCAGGTCGCTGCCGAACGTCGGGAACGTAACGATCGCCGAAATTGCCCAATGGTTAGCCGGGAAGGGTTTCATATTGCAGCGATAGCGCGTGCCTGCATACGATCTTCCCTGCGAAAGTCTCGAGCCCCAGCACCTGCGCCATCGCCAGCCGGTGGTTGCCCTGGTTGCCTATGAACACTTCCCCGTCCCTGCCGATCAGGAAGGCGGGCAATGCGAACTTGCGGCCCTTGCCGTTGTCAAGCCGGAACCCGTCGCGCTTGAGCCGGACGAACAGCTTGTCGAAGCGCCTCTCGTATTCCTTCGCCAGCTCGGCTAAGGTTCGGCAGCGACCGATGCGCCCGTCCCGCTCAAGCCTGCGCTTGTAGGAGTCGGTGAACAGGACGGTGTCCAGCCAGTCGCGGCCCTCTACGAACCGCTCCCTGATTGCCCGGGCCTTGGCGCACTCGGCGAAAGGTCTGCGGCGCTCCAAGTCCCAGTCGCCGCCCATGACACCGTGAAGGTCGCGGACGGCGGTTAGTTTGAACTGGATCTTCGCGGGGTCGATCCAGAAGGGGTCAGTCACGCCGCCCTACGACGATTTCATCCCCCTCGGTCACTTCGTCGACAATCCGGTAGCCATGCCGCTCGAGCACGTCCCGCATGCCCTCGCGCGCGGCGTAGCGGTTGAACTCGCCAAGCGGCTCGTGCGGCCTCCCGCGGCGCCATGCGTCGGCCCGGTTGCGGTTGCCGCACAGGACCACGTTCGGGATTTGCTCGGCCACCGCGGCGAACACCTTGTCGATGTCGTTCCGCAGGTAGTAGATCGACCGCACAGCCACGAGCACGTCGAACTGCCCGAGCTGGTCCAGATACTCGCGGATGTCTCCGCGAACAAACGTCACCCCGCTGTCGCCCCAGCGATCGGCCAAGCGCAGTGCAGCCTCGTGCCGCTCCCGGCTTGCTTCCACCGCCGCCACCCTGCGACCCTCGCGGGCGAGCAGCAGTGCAAGAACCCCTTCGGCGGACCCGAGCTCGATCACGTCGCCGGCAGGAATGTGCGGCAAAATGCGGGTGTATTTCTTCGGCACGTCGCCGCGCAGGATCGCGGCTTCGTTCCGTCTGTAGGCGAGGCTACCCCTCATTCTGCCGCGATCTTCTCGCGCAGCACGTCGGCCGACCAGCCGTTGAACGCGCGCTTGCCGAACTTGGCGAAATACTCGTCGCGGAGCGCGCGAATGGCCTCGCTGTCCTTGCTGATCGGGGCCATGCCGACCGTCTCGCGCGCGTCGTCCAGCGCAACCCGCGGGTTCGGGTTGTCGATGCGCTCGGCCTTCTTGAGCGCCTGAAGCACCTTGGCCTGCTGCTCGTTCTTCACGCGGAATTCCTCACCGGCCATCAGCCGGCGGGTCCTGTAACGCAGGTCTTTGCGGGCGATCATCGGGATCGACATAGACGCTCCTCAAGTAGGGAAAGGGCGGGAGAGCCGAAGCCCTCCCGCCGTCAGGTTGCTCGTCAGGACGAGTTGACCGGGCCGCCCCAGGCGACGTTGGTCAGGTAGGTGACGGCGCTGTCGCGGCGCCGCGCCCAGTTCAGGGTCCGCTCGGCACGCAGACCGACGAGGTTGTTCTGCCAGAGCGAGACAAGGCTCGCGCCGGTGGGCGGGCTCTGCGTGAACGTGTCCGTCAGCATCTCGAGCGACGCCTCGGTCGACATATCGACCGTCACACCGCCCTCGTCGCCGAGGTAGATGTCCGACGCATTCACCAGCAGGACGTTCGATCCGATGTATTCCGAGGTGATGACCGGAAGGCCGGCGAAGGTGCCGCCCGACAGGCTGATCCCCGGAAATTCGGCCTGGCCGAGCCCGTTCATCAGCAGCGACAGCGCAAGCGCGTTGCCGCTCGACATGATCCACACGCCCGAAGACGGCGGGTTGTTGGCGTTGATGAAGTACTGCATCACCGACCGCACATCGGTGCGCACGTCGTCCGCGTCGGAGAAGGTCTCCGCAGCGATCGCCTGCGCGCCGTAGGTGATCGACGCCGGCTTCACGTTCGCCGAGCCGTTGTTGGCCGGGTCGATGAAGTCCTGGTCGATGCGGGCCGTCACCGCCGCGGCGAGCTGATCGCGAACGATCAGGTCCGAGGCCGGCGAGCTGTCGCGGATGTTCTCCTCCGACAGCACCGCGATGGTCGCCACCTTCAACGGCTCCAGCGTGGTGCTGGTGAAGTTGAAGCTGGTCAGGCCCTTCGGCTTGGCCTCGCCGGTCCAGTAGGCAGCGCCGCCGCCGGTCTGGCTGATGAGGCGCTGACGGAACGGCACGTTGCGCAGCGACGGGATGTTGCCCGTGCCGAACTTGCCGAGGATCGACATCGGCCGCAGGTACTCGGCGAAGTCGGCCACGGGGCCGCTCTCGTCGCTGACCAGCGCCGCCGCCCAGTTGCCCGAAGCCGTGGTGCCCGGCTGAACGGCCGCCTTGTAGAAGCCGAACACGTTGCTGTTCTCGCCGTACATGCGTTCGGCGACGTCCAGAGCGCGCTCGTTGTCGAGCTTCGCCGCCGCACGCACCTTGGCGATGCGAGCGAACTCGACGCCCGGCTTGAGCTTCGGCTGCGACTTGACCTCGATCCGAGTGCCGCCGCGGCTCGCGCTGGCGTTATCCGCGCTGTCGCCGTTAGCCGGCACAGCCTTCGCCTTCGAGATGGCCTCCATGTCGCGGAGAAACTTCAGGTGATCGTCGATCTCCTTGATTTCCGCGAGGAGCTCGTCCTTGCGCTCCTTCTGCTCGGCGTCGAGGGTCGCGCCCTCGGCCGCCGCGGCCTTGGCGATCTCCTCGAGAGCCGCCTTGTTCGTGTCGCGCCGCGCTTCAAACGCGGCGATCTGCTCTGCGTAGTTCATGGTCGTTGTCCATCGGCCCCGGCCAAGCCGGGGACTCGGGGGCGGCGCCGAGTGGCGTCGCTTATCCGTGGTTGATTTTGACCGTGCGCTTGATCTCGCGCACGACGAACGGCGCCGTCCCATCGCGGACTGGCTCATTCAGCCGAACCACCCGGCCCTTCGTGCCTGGAGCGGCAGGGTCGGGAGGCGACGGAATCTCGGGGTCGGGAACGCCGGCCGACTTGCGGGCCTCGGCGTCGATCGACTTGATCGTGGTAATCAGCGCATCCGAGTTCGCTGGAATCGTGACCGCACTGAGCTCGAAGACCTCGGTCTCGGAATACCGGATGCCACCGTTGTCCATGAAGCTGTATTCGATCGGGCGGAAGCCGATGGAGACAGCGCGGACCAGGCCGGCCTTGATCGACTGCCACGCCTCATCGAGGCGATCCTTCAGCGTGCCGGGTTCGTCCGTTTTCGCGATCTCGGCCTCGAAGGTGATACCCTTCTCGGTGGGCTTGTCGAACTTGACCGTGCCGATCGGCTTGTCATGCTGGTGCTGCCAGAGGAACGCTAGCGGGTTCTGGAACTTCACCCCCAGCGGATCGATGATGTCGCCGACGCGGTCGACGGTCGGAGTTGTGGCGATCCCGCGAATAACGCGGCGGCCCTCGTCCACCGCCTTCACCTGAAGGACGGAATAAGCACGGTTCTGCATTGCGAACCTCCTAGATAATTACGAGTTCGTAGGTCGGGGCTTCCGTCGCCTCTTCCGGCGCAATCCCCATCGCCATTGCCAAGCTGACCATGCCGTCGATCCTTCCTGCCGCCTTGGCCTTGTTCAGCTTGCGGTTGCCCGCAGGGTCCGAGGTCACCACCGCATTGGCAGCGCACATCGTCAGAACCGGGTGATTTGCGTGGCGGACCTTTTCTTCGAGCAACGCCGATTCCAGTTCCCGCAAGGCCGGGGACATCGACGCGAAGCCTTGTCCGAACTCCGCGAACACTTCCTCGATTTGCTCTTCGGTGAACCCCGCCTTCAGCAGCCACGGCTTGAGGTGCCGCATCCCCCAGCGGTCGAACGCGATCTTCAGCCGCGGATGGGCGAGGTAGAACCCGAACAGCCACTCCGCGACGAACTCGTATTGGATCGACCGGCCCGGCGTGGTCTGCAAATACCCGTCGCGCGCCCATACATCGTAAGGCACCCGGTCGGTGCGAGACTTCTCCAACAGCCCCTCGCCAGGAAGCCAGAACGTCGGCTTTACCTCCCAAGCGTCGTCGATCCATGCGATCGGCACAAACGCGGTCAGGTCATGCACCGCCGACAGGTCCAGCCCGGCATAGACCGGCACATCGCCCCAATCGGAGACCTCGCCACCGTTCGCCTGCCAGATCGTCTTCGACACAAACGGCGTCGTGCGATCCACGCGCTGGTTCAAAATCAGGTTGCGGTATTCGTTTTCGCGGCTCGGCATCCGGCGGGCGTCTTCTGCCATCGCCTTCACTTCATCCGCAGACTGAAAGTCCCCAAAGGCCGGGTTGGCCTGCTTGATCGTCTCGACATCGAACGGGTCTGCTTCAACGTCCGATGTGTAGAGCGACAGAATAACCCTCGGGTCCGCGCCAGAGGATGCGTCATCGATCAGAACTGACAGCAAGTCCCCATCGGTTGGAGCCTGCGTCGAAATCACGATTGAGAGCGGGTTCTCCTGTGCGGCACAGGCGGTTTCCAGTGCCTCGTAAAGTTCGGACCTCGGCCCTTTGACCTGCCCCAGCTCATCATGAACGATGAACACCGGGCTAAGGCCATAAGCTGTCGAAGCCTCCGCCGAAAGCGCGCGATAAAGCGTCCCCAACTCCTGGCAGGCCAGTTGCTTTGCCGTGTCGCGAACCACCACCACCGCGTTCAGGTCCGGCGACATACGAACCACCTTGGCCGCCAGGCTGAACAGGATCGCCGCCTGGTCCCTCGATTGCGCCGCCGAATAAAGCTGCGAGTTCGGCCGCGCTTCCGGGCCGCACAAATGCAGCAGCAACAGGAACGCGGACAGCGCCGTCTTGCCGTTCTTGCGGCCGAAGCTCAGGATCGCGCGGCGCGTCCCGGCCGGGTTGTCATAAATCCGCTTGATTTCCTTTCGCTGCCACGGCCGCAGTTTGACGGGTTGCCCGACAAGGCGCCCCTCCGGAACCCTGCAATAATCCTCGATCCATTTGCAGTTGCGCTCGCCGCGCGTCAGCTTACCTGCCACGGCTTGGCCGGCGCTCCTGCCTTCTTTGCCGCCGTCGCCGCCGCCTGCGGCGTGTAGCGAGACTGATTAGTCAGCCGCAGCTTCGTAGCCTTGTCGGCAATCGCCTTCGTCTCCCGGTCCCGCATCTTCAGCAGGCAATCCAGGTCTTTGAGCGAAATCCCGTCTTCGCGATCGGGCTGCGACATGTGCGCCTCGATCACCAACCCCAACCTCTCCGCCGCCACAACATGTCGGCAATAGTCCTTGAGCAACTGCTGAAGGGCCGCCGTCCCGAATACGTCCGCCGCCTCATGAGCCACCGTCCGCTCCCAGACCTCGGCTTCTTCCGGGGTCAACTCGACGGGCGGGGAAGGGCGCTTGTCGAGACTGCCGGCGATGACCGACAGCGATGCTGCCGACTTGCGGGCCATGCGAAATCTCCAGGTGTTACGCGCACGCGCGCGTGGTGTTACGGTTTATAGTTTTTGTGGGCGGGCGGCGGTCCTG